AAACCATGGGGTTCTTACTACATAGAAAATAAAGATGTTGATGTAAAAAGTGAAGATGATTTGCTAAAAGCATATCGAAGAGCATCAATGGATGAGCGTGGGGCAACTTCTGTTGTAGCAGGAATCCCTGCTGTTACTAGTGTATTTAGATCCATAACTGGATTGCCCGAACCAAAGTTAGAAGCCAATCCAGAAAGCTATGGAATGCCTATGGCAACTGGCGGCTCTGTAAAAATGCCCGATAGTTATTCTGTCGGCAATTGGAAATTAATCTAAGGACACACAATGGCAACCAATATGGACAAAGGTTTGTATCAAGCCCCGCAAGGGTTGCAGGAAGAAGACCCTGTGGAGATTGAGATTGAAGATCCTAAATCCATTGGCATTCAGACCCCAGACGGTTCTGTAGTCATTGACTTCGGCGACCAAGAAAAAGTACAGGATGATGACTTCTCGGCGAACCTTGCTGAATTTGTCCCAGACAATGAACTATCAGGGCTGGTTACAGAACTTGTTGATGCTTATACCCAAGACAAGAACTCCCGTAGGGACTGGGAGAAGCCTATTGCTGAAGGTCTTAACCTTCTTGGGTTAAAGATTGAGGAACGAACAGAGCCTTGGTCGGGTGCTTGTGGTGTTGTTCACCCTATCCTGACGGAAGCTTGCGTTAAATTCCAATCAGAAATGATTATGGAGACGTTTCCCGCCTCTGGGCCTGTGCTAACCAAAATCCTTGGCGATATAACAGAAGAAAAAGAGAAGTCTGCTGCGCGGGTTCGTGAGGATATGAACTGGCAATTGACAGAAAACATGCCCGAATACCGCTCAGAGCATGAACGTATGCTTTGGAACCTAGGTTATGCAGGTAGTGCCTTTAAAAAGGTCTACTTTGATCCTGCTATGGGGCGACAAGTGGCTATGTTTGTCCCCGCCGAAGAGGTTGTTATCCCTTACGGATCAACAGAAACCAACTTTTGTGGGCGTTTGACCCATGTAATGAAGAAAACGGAGAACGAAGCCCGCAAACTTCAGGTAAGTGGCTTCTATCGGGACGTAGAATTTGGCCCTCCGCTCAGGGAAATGCAAGATATAGCCCGTAGGAAAGACAGATTGACGGGTTCAAGCCCGATTGACGATGACAGGCTGACGTTTTATGAGTTTCACGTAGAACTAGACCTCCCCGGGTTTGAAGATAAGGATGAAGACGGCGAAGAGACGGGTGTAGCCCTTCCTTACGTAGTTACTATTGATCCTTCTGGGCAAAACGTCCTATCTATCTACAGAAACTGGAATCCTGACGATAAAAAACGTATAGCAAGGGATCATTTCGTCCATTACATACTGTTCCCCGGCTTTGGGGCTTACGGTATGGGCTACGTCCACCTGTTGGGCGGGTTTGCCAAAGGGGCTACCTCTACGCTGCGGCAATTGGTTGATGCTGGGACGTTGAATAACCTTCCCGGCGGACTGAAAGCCCGTGGGATGCGTATCAAAGGCGATGACACCCCAATCGCCCCCGGAGAGTTCAGGGACGTTGATATCCCTTCTGGCACGGTACGCGACAACATTATGCCGCTGCCCTACAAGGAGCCTTCCGCCACGCTGTTCCAGCTTCTGGGATCAGTTGTGGAAGAAGGGCGGAGACTAGCCTCTATATCTGACTCAGTTGTCAGCGATATGAACAGCCAAGCCCCTGTTGGTACAACTCTGGCGCTGCTAGAGCGGTCTATGAAGGTCATGTCGGCGGCAAGTGCTAGGGTGCATAACGCCATGAGGAAGGAGTTTAAACTCCTCAAGAAGATCATCGAAGACTACACACCGAAAGAATACTCCTACGAAGATGGAGCAACACGTAGGGCAAAGAAGTTTGATTACAAGCACGTAGACATCATTCCAATCTCTGACCCGAATGCTTCTAGCATGGCGCATAGGGTTACGCAGTATCAAGCTGCCTTGCAGTTGGCAGGTTCTGCTCCGGGGATCTACGACATGCCCATGTTGCACCGTCAGGTTCTTGAAATCCTTGGCATTAAGAATGCCAATAAGCTTGTTCCTGATAAGGAAAACACAGAGCCTACTGACCCTGTAACGGAGAACATGAACATGCTCCGCTCCAAGCCAGCCAAAGCTTTTGTATTCCAAGATCACAAAGCGCACTTAACCGTCCACATGAGTGCCGCTAATGATCCAAAGATCAAGCAAATAGTGGGACAAAGTCCTCAAGCAAACCAGATACAGGGCGCTCTTATGGCGCACGTAATGGAGCATGTAGCCTTTGCATATCGGCAAGAGATTGAGAAACAACTTGGAACATCACTCCCAGCGGAAGAGAAGATCCTTCCCGAAGAGGTGGAAGTCCAACTATCTCGCCTCACCGCACAAGCAGCCCAACGTCTGCTTACCAGCAACCAAAACGAGTCCGCGCAGCAGCAAGCTAATCAAACCGCACAAGATCCCATCTTCCAGCTTCAGCAAAAGGAAATGCAGATCAAAGAGGCGGAAGTGCAGCGCAAAGCAGCGGCGGATGCAGCAAACAACCAACTCCGTGAAAAAGAATTGGCAAGCAAAACACAACTGGAATCTGCCCGAATTGCTATGCAAAACCAGCAAGAGCAATCAAGGCAAGCCAACAAAAACCGTAATGATGAACAAAACCGTTTATCAGACGCGCAAATAGCAGTTCTGAAACAGATGTCAGGAGGAAATAGTGATCAGCCAAAGTCTTAGAGATTATTACGTTAAAGAACTGAGGGAGATCTCAAAAGTAATAGCAGAAGATTTAGCGCGAGATGGTGCTAAAGACTTTGCTACATACCGACACCTTACGGGTGTTATTTCGGGCTTAGCCCGTGCAGAACGGATTTTCCTCGATACCGTGGAAGCCGCAGACAAGGAAGAAGATCGTGAGTGAAATGTTGATAAGTCAAGATCCAAACAATCTAGAAAATGTAACAACGCTCCCAGATACACCTGAGAAGAAGGCTAAGCAGTTGCCTAAACCTTCTGGGTTCCATGTGCTTTGCATGGTTCCTGAAATCAAAGGTGAGTTTGAAAGTGGGATTGCTAAGGCTGGTGCAACAATGAATTACGAAGAGCGGCTAACCGCAGTGCTTTACGTAATGGAATTGGGGCCAGATGCCTACAAAGATACAGCCAAATTCCCTAGCGGAGCGTGGTGCAAAGAGGGTGACTTCATCTTGGTTCGCCCGAACTCAGGTTCACGTTTGAAGATCCATGGGCGTGAATTTCGCATGATTAACGACGATACCGTCGAGGGAACTGTTGAAGATCCTCGCGGGATTGATCGCGCATAAGGAGGTTATATGGCTGAAAATACCGTAGTAGTAGAAGAAGAATTGCCCGAAATAGAATACGAGGTTGTGGATGACACGCCCGAAAAAGACAAAGGGCGAACAGCAGTTAAATCCCCAGAACCTGACGAAGAAGAACTTGACCAGTACAGCGATACCGTCAAGAAACGCATGCGTCATTTGGTTCATGGCTATCACGATGAGCGCCGCGCAAAAGAAGCTGCGGAACGCGAACGCGAAGAAGCCATTAAATATGCAAACAAAATAATCAATGAAAACAAACAGCTAAAGCAAACGCTGAATGCGGACACGGAATTAATTGTTGCAACGCAAAAGGAAAAAGCTGCTGCTGAAATGACTAATGCAAAGCGTTCATACAAAGATGCGTATGAAAGTGGAGACGCTGATGCAATAGTTGACGCGCAAGAAACTCTGTCCAAAGCGACCATCAATAAAGAGGTAGCTGAAAGATGGGGTGGACAACGTGTAAACAATCATGTAGAACAACAAATAGAGCAAGAACAACCAGTTGCAAAACCAGTTCAAGTCGTGGATCGAAACGCCGAAGATTGGGCGGGAAAGAATCCATGGTATGGGCCAAACAAAGCTATGACGGCTTTAGCGTTTGGAGTGCATGAGGAACTTCTTGAAAAAGGATTACATCCTGTAAAGGATGCAGAAAAGTATTACGAGGGAATTGATAAGGCGATGCGCCAAAGATTCCCTGAGTATGAGTGGAGCGAGTCTGATGATGAGGCTCCGCAAAAACAGCAACGACAAGCACCTACCGTTGTCGCTTCTGTCAAAAGGACATCGTCCGGTAAGAAGGTAGTGCTGACACAGACGCAAGTAGCAATTGCAAAGCGCTTGAATGTTCCGTTGGACTTATATGCCAAACAAGTTATCGCGCAACAGGAGAGAGAAAATGGATAACACTACTCGTCAAAGCACTACTCGGGAAACAACACAGCGTAGGCAAAGTTGGGTTCCTGCACAATTGCTCCCTACTCCTACTCCCCAAGCGGGATGGGCATTTAGGTGGGTACGGACGGCGCTCATGGGTGTATTTGATCCCACGAACACCTCTGCTAAATTTCGTGAAGGCTGGGAGCCGTGTAAAGCTGAAGATCATCCAGAGATATACGCATTCTCAGACCAGAATAGTAAGTTTAAAGGCAACATCGAGATTGGCGGTTTGCTGCTGTGCAAGATTCCACAGGAGTTTATGGATCAACGCGCAGCCTACTTTAGGAACGCAAACGACACTCAAGTTGAAGCCGTCGATAACAGTTTTATGAAGACCAACGACCCTAGGATGCCTTTGTTTTCAGAGCGTAAATCGGAAACTTCCTTTGGGCGTGGGGCTAAATAACTTAACTTTTTAGGAGTTTTACATGGCTTATCCTACTGTTTCAGCCGCTTACGGGTTTCGTCCCGTAAATCTGCTAGGGGGGCAAGTTTTCGCTGGCTCCACT